AACAAAAAGCAAAATGGATTACGCAATAATGAAATTGAAACAAGACGAGATAGTATTAATGAAAAAGATTAAAGGTCTGCAAGATGGCAAACCTAAGTGGGCCGCAGCAGAGCAGTTAGATGAAATCAGGTCCGCAATAGAGTTGTTAGAGAGATACAACAATATGACAGAGCAGGACTTAGAAGATGAGGACAACTACTTAAAGCAAGTGTTCACTACTCACCCTGCAAAAGCAAAAGCTTAATCGGACAATCTTAATAAAAATAAATTCAGTTCAATGGATACAATAACACATAGTATAGACATAGAGAGATATAATAGTATAGAACAAGATAGACATAAGACTATGGGTGATAACAAATTCATCCAATGGTGTAAAGAATTAAACATAGGTAGTAGAGTAGAGGTAGTATCTGAGCATAGACTTAAAGCAAATGAGATAATGCAACAATACACTAAGTACACTAACTACATAAGTAAAAGAAATTAGATTTGGTTTTCTAATGTTTTCATTTTTATTTTAGCAAAGAGTGAGGTTATTAAGGTTATCCTCACGACCCCGCAATGAGTAACATCGTTGCGGGTTCTTTGTGCTCATTCCGGCAACCACCACATAAAGTCGATCTGTATTACGTGTAACTCGGCAAAAACAGTTCGCTGAAAACCGGGTCGGATACGTGCGAATACCGGGGTCCAATTTTTTCCCTATACGAGTTATTTTGATACATAAATTGACATTCACATATCCACTTAGCTGTTTTTATTTCAGTAAGGGTTAATTATTTTATGTAGCTACGCCTCTATTTTTTGCATCTATGTGGGTTAAAGCGTTATTTTGTATTTAGACGAAGTGAAAAGAAATACTTATTTATACGATATCGGGTAAAGCGGTTGACTTTATTTCTTAACCAAAATCAACGAATAATGGAAGTATTAGATTTCGTTTTACACTATCCGTTTTGGGTAGGTGTATTAGTAGGGTGGAAGTTGTTACCTTACGCAGTTTCTTTTGTAAAAAGGTTTATTAAATTATAAACTAAAGGCCCTCTACTTAAAACGTAGGGGGTTTTTTAATTTAAGATATTTATTGGTATGAAAACAAAAATGAAATTGAAAGAGTTATTGAAGGGGATATATGAGAAACATTGTGAAAGATTACCGGAAGAAAGTGATGAAGATTTCTTATCTCGTTGTGGTAATAATATGTTTAATCAGGTAGGTAAGGCTGCAAACATTAATCATGCACCGATAGTAATGAAGAAACAAATCGTAGTACCAAATCAAACCAGTTAAAATGATTAAAGAACAGGTATATGTAGAAACTGCAGACCTATTCGGAACATCGGTAGGTGTTGCACATGTTATTGGATTTAAGAATAAGAGAGAACAAATTAAAGAAGAAGGAATAGAATCGTTTAAGAAGATAGAAGGTGACTTAGAAATTAACTATATCATATGTGACTCTATTGAATTAGATAAATACCAAGAGTTGCAAAGAGAGATATATAGAATAAGATTAAAAAGAGATGGAAGATTAAAAGAAACGACTATCTACAATAGAGCATTTAAAGAAATAATAAAGAATGAAAACTATATTACAAAACGCGGACAGATATTCTAAACAAGGCGGTAGTTGGGTTATTTCTGCATCTAACGACATCGTACCTATTTACCTACCTATTGGAATACCCCTATCTAATCTTAAACCTCTTATACAGGCAGATGGTATTATAGTGAAAGTAGGTGAGGACTACTTATGTTCTCCTATTACTCTAAACTTAATTAATGATTCTAACAATCCACATTATGATATCGTACAAAATGGTACTATAATGGTAAAGGATAAAGAAGTCGGTATAGGTAAAACAATTAAGATTATTGAATTAGATATATCCCGTTTAGAAACCATAGGTAACTTACAAGACACTAAAGGAATACGTGCAGGAGTTAGTTCGGTTGAGTACATATATGAAGGTGACAAAACGGACGGAGTATCCAATAACCTCATTACACAAATCAATTATACTCTTAATCAGGACTCTATAAGGGGATTAGACACATATACTCTATATCAGTTAAAGTTAGCACCACCTGAAGCATATTCATTAGATGCATTAGATATAGTTCTACAACCACAAAATGAATTATTAGATATGCCAAAATTGAAAGTATTCATTGATGGTGTAAGAGAAAGACTAACTCTATTAAGAAGTGACTTTAATATGATTAAGAAACTATTCTTTGAAGGTCAAATACCTGTTAATATGGGCAAAGTAGAAATAACTGCTAACTCTCTATCTGATCCTCTATCTCAACTACAAGGTGTAATGGACTATCACCAAGTAATCTATAAAGAAGTAGGAGAACTACAATCCGTTAGAGATACCCAACAATCACAAAGGGCCCTTCAAAGTGAGGTTACCAAAACTCAACAAGAACTTGCACAACAAGCTAGTCAATTTAATCAAGAACTACAAGTTACCCAACAAACTAATAACCAAACTCAATCTCAAATTATTCAACAACTCCAAGCCACTCAAAAAGAATTAGCAGAAACCCAAAAGAAATTGAGTGGTAAATAATTAAAATCGTTATGTTATACCTAATTAAAAGGATGTCCGACATCTTTACCTGTATAATACTCTTTCCTGTTCTTTTCCTTGCTGCCTTTGGTATAACTCTCTATTGGATGTGTAAGTTTCCGTTTTGGTACATAGAGAGAAGGAAGTGGTATAGAATCACCAAATAAGTAGATATGTCAATTCCAACTAAATGGCAAGTAAGGATGCAACCTACACGAGAACAACAAAGAATTGCCGAATTAAGATTTGGGGTGTGTGAGGTGTGTCCCGCTTATGTTGAATTGGCAAGACCGGAGTGTGAACTTTGTGGGTGTTATATAGAACATAAGATATATAGCGGCGAAGAATGGGGATGCCCTTTGAATAAGTGGGAACTATCAATAGAAGATACCAAAATATAATAGTTCAAAAAAATCTTTAAAAAAACGACTTTCTCCCCCTACCCCCTCCCCTTTGAGATTTATTTGGTAATGTCGAAAATTTGTCGTATATTAGGGTATTATAAACAATTAAACTCTAAAAGATGAAACAAAAAACAGAACAAGAATTAAAGCAAAGTTACGATAAGTTCATTGCAATTATCAAAAAATACTTTACAGGTGAAAGATTGGAGAAATTGCTCCATATGTATTCCGAAAAAGAATTAGGAATCAATCTTACCATTTCAGCCGCATCCGGTTCAAAACATTATCATAACGCATATGTAGGTGGTTATATAGACCATATCTTTAATGTGTGTAAGAATGCATTAAAAATGAAAGATTTATTTATTGCACAAGGTGGTGAAATTGACTTTACTGATGAAGAATTAATATTCAGTTGTTTACATCACGATTTAGGTAAGTTAGGTATTAAGGGTGAATTACATTATATCCCAAATCAAGAAGAATGGTCTCAAAAGAAATATGGTACTTTATTTGTTAGTAATGAGAGAATATCTTATATGACACTAACCGATAGAACCTTTTATACATTGAATCATTATGGTATTACCTACAATGAGAAAGAATACTTTGCAATCAAACTTACTGATGGTATGTATGATGAAGATAATCAAAAGTATTTAAAAGGACATGACCTTAAAAAACAATTAAGATATAAGTTACAATTTATCATGCATTGGGCAGACCATATGTCGACAATCATTGAAAGACAAGATAACACAATTTAATGACAGATTTTCCGATTTGTAACAAAGTTAGGGTAGTTTTGTCATAAGTTTGTAACAAAGTAAGGGATGGTATAGTATTTGAACTATATGGGTATTATTAACTAAAAAACATTTATTATGTACATGATTGATTACAGTAAATTATTCGAAGAGTTCTTTAATGAACCAAAAACAACAACTTATGTTCCAAACAAATTTGCAGTAGACATTAAAGATGACTCTGCAATTATAGCAATGTCAGTATTGGGCCACGATCCTAAAAATATTGATATCAATTGTTTTGAAGATAAAATTGAAATTAAAGCAAAAAAAGTTACAGAGGACACAGAAAATCCTTTTAATCAGCTGATTTCTGATATTGAAGAAAGAGTTAACGTAGGTAAAAACTTTGATGGAAGAAAATCAAAAGCTGAAATTAAAAATGGTATTCTATTGATTACTATTGAAAGAAAAGAAGAGTCCAAACCAAAAAAATTAACCCTAAAATTAGGTTAATTCAGTTATTTTTCGTATATTACAAAGGTAGGAGATTAAACACTTCTACCTTTTTTTATACAAATAAATACTTATTATTATGATATACAACGAAAAAATACAAATGTTATTGGAATCTTTAGATGGAAAATTAAGGATTTTACAAAATGGAATTACTGGTGCACAACATATGTCACCATCAGAAGCTCACACTACTTTAGAAGATACAAGAAAGATAGTAGAGCGTATTTCCGAATTAACACGAATTAATAGATAAAATGAATTGGCTTAAATGGTTAGTCGGAATTTCTGCACTAATTATCGCCGGATGTGCAGCGTTTTTCTCCGTAACTGGATTGGGTGTACTATTTAGTGGTGCCGCAACATCCGTAATGGTAATGGCAGGTTCATTAGAATTTGCAAAGTTAGTGGCCGCAACCTATTTGAAACAAGAATGGGAAAATATAAAGGGATTTAACAAATGGTATCTTACATCTGCAGTTGGTTTATTAATGATTATTACATCTGCCGGTATATTTGGTTACCTTTCTAACGCATTTCAACAACAAAATCTTAAATTACAACAGGTAGATAGAGAAATTGCTGTTTATACTACAAAAATTGGTACAAATGATGCACAAATTACTCAATTAAACACTCAATTGGGTCAGTTATCCTCAACACAAAACACAATTTTAGACAAAGGTAAGGTAAATAATAGACTTTTACGTTCAATAGACAATAAAGATAGACAAGTTGCAACCATAAACAAAAAAATTAGTAGTTTACAAGACAATAATGCTAAAAATAATGATGAAATCAATAAAATCAAAATTGCTAACTTAGATTTGGAGAAAGAAGTTGGTGGATTTCGTTTTGTTGCAGAATCTTTTGGTGTTGAATTAAAAAAAGTAGTAAAATTCTTCATATTTTTGATTGTAATTGTGTTTGACCCATTGGCGGTAGCACTTATTATTGCATTTAATGGTTTAATTGAAACTAAAAAACAAAGACAACGAAGACTTTTGGGTGAAATGGTAGAATATGACCAAAAATTAGGGTTATATGATAATTTGGATGATTTAATGGAAGAGAACTACAAAAATTACCAAATATACGGAGATAATAAAAAATATTCTACAAAAAAAGATGAAGATGAAGTTATAGTGGAAAATATTCTTAACGAAAACAAAGAAAATGAGATTAACAAAACGAATGAAATTACATCTGTTAGGATTCCTATTGATTTGGATGGTGATGGAACAATTGATGGGTATGATACGAATAATGATGGGATAATAGATGAATGGTCTCCAGAAGGTCATAGAGATAGACAATTGGGATTAAGAAGTGGGTTTCCATATTATGCAAAACCAGGATTTGATTGGGATGATAAATCAAAATGGATAAATGACCAAAATGCTGTAAATTATTGGTTGAAGTATAAAAAACCACAGCAAGACGATTTAGTCAAAACATATTAGTTATTAATTATTTGGTAAATTAAAATTATTTTCGTATATTAGAAATACGAAAGATTAATTTATGAAAAAATATGCATTATTCATCGGAAGATGGCAAACATGGCACAAAGGACACGAATGGTTAATAGAACAACAATTAAACAAAGGAAAGAATTGTTGGATAGCTATTAGAGATGTTCAAATTGATGAAACTAGCCCAAAGTCAGCACAAGAAGTTTTAAAAGAATTACAAAACGAACCATTTTTTACAAATAACTGGGATAAGATTATGATATCAATTGTTCCAGATATTGAAAGTATAAATTATGGTACATCGGTTGGATATGATGTAATTTATCACAAGCCACCAAAAGAAATTGAACAAATTGACGGAAATTCTATTAGAAAAAAATACATTGATTCTAATGGTGATGAAGTTATATATGCAATTGATAAATAAAATACAAACTTAAAAATAAAAAATGAAATTAATAGTAGACAAAAATCAATTAGGATTAGAAACAACAGAATTTAGAGAATATCTAAAAACACCATGTCCTAAAACACAAATTACACAACAAGAGTCCGATGAGTTAAGAATGGAATTAACAACGGCCTTAATAGAACATCCAGGTTTAGGAATATCTGCCACACAAATTGGTATTAAGAAAAGAGCATGTTTAATTATGTTTGGTGATGAAGAATTATTCTTATTAAACCCAATTATTAAGGAAAAATCAAAAGAAGGATTTCTTTTTATGGAAGGATGTTTATCAATCCCTTCAACTTTAACAAAACCGGTTAGAACTATTAGAGCAAGTAAAGTTATTGTACAAACTGATAACTTAGGTGAATTAACTTTTGAAATTAATCCAGAAGGTGATAAAGCAAATGAGTCCGTATCAAAGGAAACAATGATGACCGTTATAGTACAACATGAAATTGACCATTTAGACGGAATTACTATTAAAGATAGAGTTTATACTACTACCGTTGTCAAAAAAGTCAATTATGGTAGAAATGATAAAATTGTAATGAAATCAAAAGAAGGTGAGTTACTTGAGGTTAAATACAAAAATGCAAACAAATTATTTTTACAAGGATACGAAATAGTTTAATATGATATATACAATACTTACATTACTTATACTTACATTATTATATGTAGTTTACAATCTTCTTCAAAAATTAGAAAAATATGAAGATACATACGAAGAAACACAAAAGTTTATACAAACGGAAATTGAAAGAAACGAATCATTACTGGAGGCATTAAGACTAATTGATAGTCGTGAAATGTTTGAGAAGGATGATGAGGTTGGTTCTATATTTTATCAAATCAAAGAAACAATAGAAAGATTCAAACAACAAAAAGATGGCAACTAGAAAGAAAAGAGGCCCGAACAGACAATATTTTCCAAAAGACACCGAAGATGCAATTATTGAGTATAATCTAACCGATGACCAATATATTAAAGATAAACTATATAGAGAAAGAATTGCCTCTGCATTTGATAAACTTGCAGAGATAGTTTATAATAAATGGAAGTTTACTTACTTTGATGATGACCCAAAAGATGTAATGGCAGAGGTTGTTGCATTTATGATTGAAAAAATACATATGTACAAAGCGGGTAAGGGTAAAGCATTTTCTTACTTTACCATTGTTGCAAGAAACTACCTTATTTTAAATAATAATGCAAATTACAAAAGATATAAAGATACAGATATAATGTCAGGATTACCTGATTCATTTGATACTGAAAATAATTTTAGAGAAGAAGAAAGAAATGACGAACATAGAACATTTAATGTTAGAATGTTACAATATTGGGATAAACACTTAGAAAACTATTTTCCAAAGAAAAGAGATATGCAAATTGCAGATTCAGTATTGGAATTATTTAGAAGAGCAAATTATATAGAAAATTTTAATAAAAAATCACTTTACCTACTTATTAGAGAGATGACAGGTCACCCCACTCATTATATTACTAAAGTTGTCAACAAAATGAAAGAAAGACAAATGGAGTTATATAATGAATTT